ATTTAAGTAAGATCCTAAAATTTCATTTAAGTAAGATCCTAAAATTTCATTTAAGTAAGATCCTAAAATTTCATTTAAGTAAGATCCTAAAATTTCATTTAAGTAAGATCCTAAAATTTCATTGAAATCCTGCTAATGCATTAGTTATTCCTGTTTGTCCTGCATTAATTGCTTGTTTTCTAACAGTATGGTGTTTTGAATTATATGGATTTGAATCATCAAATCTTTCTTTAGTTAAAAAATTAGATAACATTGCTAATACAAATAAAGCTATAATGATTGATAAAGCTATATAAAAATTATTCATCTTTTTACCTATTATATTATTCTTTTTTTATTCTCTAACTTGTGGTACTGATTTTTCTTTCGATTCTTTTGGTTTATTAACAACTATCATATAGAATTTTGCAAATGTATCATTCCAGTTATTGCTAAAATAATTATTGAAGAATAAAGTTACCATTACTGGGTCTTTTAAGAAACTTCTAAATTTAATTTGAAATTTTTCACTGTCTTTAAATCCTATTGGAATATTTTTACTTTTGCAGAAAAATACGTATTTTTCAAATACTTTATCTAAGAAATCTTCTTCAGATGCATATTCTTTTAATTTTTCAGATCTTAGAATTATATTGACTTTATTGAAAACATCTCCAAATTTAATTTTTCCACTCATTATATTAATCTTTAATATAATTATTTATCCTAATTGAACGATGTTTAAATGCATCCTAATTGAACGATAATCTTTTCTATCTCTCTTTTAGCAATTTAATATGTTCTTTAATTAAATTTAAAAACTCAATTGGTAATGAATCTAATTCAAATAAGAATATAAGATTCCCATCAATTCCATTTGTTGATATTACATTATAAACATTATGATCATCTTCTGATTTGTTTTTATACAAAATTAACAATACTTGTGATTTCCAGTCATTTGATGCTTTTATAAAACTAGATGAAATTATTCTATCATTAATATCTCCTCTTTTTACAATTTCTCCTTTTGTTATACCAGATTCTGCTCTATGAATCATCAATATATTAATATTTAATAATTTTGCAATATTATATATTTCAAAATCACTTGGCCATAATAATTTTTCTTTCAAAATTTCTGTAAATACCTGAACTCTTTCATCATGTGTTAATTTGTTTAATTTTTTTTCCCATAACATTTCAGGCGATTTATATGTTTTTTGATAATATAATGAAAATGCTGACATTATCGAATCTTGTTTGAAGATTTCAACTCCAGTTTCTTCTATTTCTAATGATTTAATTATATTACCATATGCACCTGATTCTACATCTATCCATTTTATTGGTCTATTCATTTTAATAGATAACCATTCTAAAAATTTAGATAATGAATCTTTCTCGTATTTATCTGTAATATTTATTTTATAAACATTTGAAAGTCTCCCAAATTTACTTGGTAATGTAAGTTGCTGTACATATCGAAGCATTAATGGAATTTCTTCTAATTCTTTCTCTTTAATACTGTAATCTTCAATAACATCATTTTGAATAATATTCAGTTTTGGATATATTATTTGTTTTGGTATTCCATTATCTACTTTTGTTTGTGAAAATACCCATTCATTTCCATTATCAATTAAACGATCATTATAATATGTTTGAGCATTCTTCTCAATGCCTATTAATCTAATCCATTTAGATATAGCTTCTTTACCTTCATTTAATGGCATTTCTTCTAATGTGGTTTGTAATAATGATTTATCCAATTTTGGAAATGTTTTCATTAATGTTTTAATCATTTCTGTGCGACTTTTACCAAGTAAGGGCTGAACCAATGTTTCATAATGCATTAGTAATTCTTTACCAACTTCATTTTGTACTTGAAACCATTTATTTGAATTCTTATTTGCATTATTTATAAAGTCTTTAAATTCATCATTTGATGTTTCAATAATTTTTGGAGGTATTGCTAAATTAATATCTGGTATTCTTAACTCTCCAGTATAAAACTGTTTATTATTACTACCTTCAATCTCATCTCCAATGTTTAATCCAAAACCAATATTTGCTATTCTTTTTCTAAATAATTCTAAATCACTTCTTAATACTTTTATTTTATATATTTGACTTTCTATATCTTCCAAAAATGCAAATTTATATTTTGTAGCTACATTTATTGCAAGTAATTCTTCAATGCCATACATTCCATTTGGTACCAATAATAATATATTCTTTTTTGTTAAAACACCAAATATTTGCAAATCTTGTCTTATTATTATTGTTTGTGCTTCAAAATTATTACCATTTGTTAATACTTCATCTGTCCATGCTTTAATTATATCTAATGTATCAATAAAGTTATATTTTCTATTTTTATTACATTTATTTAGTATTTTAGTTATATATGGATATTTCTTCAAATTAAATATAGTCTCGCCTGGTTTATTTCTCTTTTTTAACTCTAATGGTTCATATAAATTAGGTTCTGGTTCATGAAATAAAAATATTACATTATTTCCTATACCACGACTATATGCAGAACATTGAAATGTTATATCATTATTGCCGTATTTTTCAACAACAATTAAAATGTATCCTAATATTTCTAAAATTGCTATAATATGATGTATGTTTTTTTGTTCATTTGAATATAAATATTCTATAAAATTTAAATATGACTTATAGATATTTAAATTTCGACTACTTAATTCATTGAATATTCCATCATTCCATTTATTACTTTCTAATACAAGTTTTTTATTATCTTCAGGTATTAAAAGTTCTTCTGCAAAAACTTGATATAAATGACCATTTTCTAATGCCAAATATTTTAAAGGATTCAATTTTGTTTTTATTAATTTTATTAAAGCTTTTTTATCTGGTAATTTTAATAAAATAGCTACAGCTTCTAATAAAGAATCTGATGAATGTTTAATACCTTTACGAAGCATACATTCTTCAGAACTTAAACTAATATTATTACATATATGATAACCAGTATTTGGCATTAATATATTATGTAATTGTTTTGGAATTGATCCATATCGTCCTTCTGGAATAGGTGCAGGAGCACCCATTATATAACCTTCTTTGATTGGTGTATTTTCTTTCTTACCTGGTTTTGATTTACTATTTTTTGATTCTTCTGATTTATTTGCTTCATCTTTTATATTACATCTATCTTTATCTCTTTGTGTCAATTGTTTTTTAATGCAACATGGTAAGCATAAACCATTGGTTCCTTTATCTGAATGAAATCCAATATTATGAGCTTTATCATATTTACCCCAATAACCATCTTTATTTGCATCATTTGTATTATTATATAATATTATTGGTAATTCATCTTGAAAGTTATTTTTCTCATTTTTAGGACATTTACCATTATTTTCTTTTAATTGCTTTTCAGATAATGGTATTTTTGATGCTGGACACCATATTTTTGGACAAAAATAGAAATTATGTTTTCCTTCACTACCATATTCAAGAATACTATCCCAATTTGTATAACCATTCTTTTCAAGATATTGTTTTTCTTCTTTTGAAATAACAACAGGTTGTCTTAATTGAGCAACACCACATTTCTTAGGATAATCGCTATTATCTTGAAATATCTTTGGATCTGCTTTCTTAAGCATATCTATAAAATAACGTTGGCTCTCTTTACCTATTGCACCACCACTACTTTCAGCGTCACTAAAATTAACTCCTTCAAATAACTCTTCTTCAGATTTTTCTTCTGCTTCTTCTGTTTCTACTGCTTCACTTGATAAAGATGATGATACTGGTTTTACAACTTTAATGATTTTCTTTTCTGTTAATTTAGTTCTTAAAGTACTATATAACCATCTTAATATTCTTGCAATTTCTTCACGTGTAGCTACATTTTCTATATTTATTCTGAATGCAGACGTTACTTTTGATATTTTTAATACACAACCAGTATTTAATAAAGAACGTGATTTCTTTGGTTTAGTTTCTATATCTTCATCTTCATTTTGTACTGCCTCAATCCAATAATTAATATCATCTTTACTAACTCCATATTCTTCCAATGATAATATAATATCATTTAATGGAATACCATGTTTAATACCATTTTTAATATGCTCTGATATATCTGTTTTTTTCTGATATTTATTTGTTCTTTTAAATGCAACTAATAACAAATTTTCAGATGATTTTATTAAATGATACAATGGTTGTAATAATGTTATATTCTTAGATAAACCAATATAAGATATATTTTGATCTGGTATATCTACTCTCAAAGACAATGTATCACATGTAATTGTAATTGGTTGTTTCAATATTTGTTGTAAAAAATTCTTACAAAATATACTATGATCATTTAATTGTTGCCATTCTATTTTATCTTTTGATTCAATATTATATTGTATATAAACGGCAAATGATTCTGTTATACAACATCTAGCATATGTATCTGTTTTTTTCAATTGAATCATAAATATAACCATTGGTATTTTTGATGTTTTTTCATAAAGAGTCCATTGCTGTAATAAATATGAAGGTATTTTATGATTTTTATTTAATTTATATTTTATCTTTGATATATCTTTACAATATTGCATAAATGGTATTACTTCTGTTGTCTTTGTTCTTTCAAATATACTATCAAGGGTATTATTTATTTTCATTTTAGATGGATCATTATTGAAATCTACTTTAGTATAAATAACATCATTTTTCATAATATTATTAATTTCAATATTTTCAGATAATTTCCATAAGTAATATAATTTATTAGCTTCAATTTTGAGATTATCAAGTGTACCATTCATTTTCCATTCAACTAATTTGTCAGGAAAGTAAAAAGGTGCATTTTTTATTTCATCAGTTGCATCATTATAAAATAGTATATTAATTTCCTTTTGATCAAAAATTTCAGTGTCATTATAAGTTGTAGCTACATTTGAATAATTTGTTTTTTTATATTTCCATGGATTTAATGGAAAATTAATATTAAATTTTGTTCTTAACTGTGTTTTATCCGTCCATATATATGGTATGTGTTTTATATCAGTTTCATATTCTTCTAATGTAGCTAATAATAATGTTATTTTTGTTGTTGCTTTTTCAATAGTATCATCTGCAAATATTGGTATAAATTTAGAATCATTTGGATTAAATATATATGTTTTCTTAGTTTTACTATTTAACCAACGATGAACTGTTACATTCATTGTATTACCTTAATTGAAATGCAGAATATATTATAACTTCTCTATTATAGAAAATGTTTCAAGCTCCAGAACAAGCAACAGCTTCATCTCAACTTCCACCTCCAAACCAAAATTGTTCTCCTGGTTTTGGTGGTTTAGGAATTGGATCTAATTCTAGTATTAGTGCTGTTCCATTAATTATACCAACAAAACAATATACATCTGATTATTTAAAATATTGTAGACCAGTTATTATTACTGTTCTTGTTATTACATTTGCGCTTTTATTATATACAATAGTAAAAGCAATAATTGGAATATTTACTGGTAGTGAAGAAGTATATAATACTACTGATTATGAAATAAGACCTAATCCTCAACCTCAATTAGGTGGAAGAAGAAAAATGAAAATTAGAAAACCAAGAATGAAATTTAAAGGTGGATGCAGTGAAGACTTAAATGTTTGTATGGTCAATCCAAATTGATTCATCAAATAAGATAATCAGATCTATCATATAAGTCAAATATATTAACAGATATATTTGGAATTATATATCTCAATAACATTTGTCTATTATTTTTTAAATATCTAATCATTGAATGATATATTGCTTTATCTAATCTAGATAATGTACATAAAATACATAATATTCTTTTATTTATGTCTTTATAATAATATTTAATATGATTGTTTTCAAACTTAGACAATAAATTATATATACTTAATGGTTTTTCAAATAACTTAGTTGGTAAAGGATTATAAAATATATCTATATTATGATTTTTAAATAGGTCTTTAATAAATAATACTGGAAAATTATATGATTTATCAAGTTTTGTTTTAACTAATAAATCATGAATCAATAAATATGGATCCAAATAATCTACAAATATATTCCATAATTCTCTTATTTTTCTTTTATCATATGACTTATTTGAATATAAAATGAAAGCAACATATAATATATTTTTCATGAGATTATATATATCATCTGAATTTTTAGTAATTTTTAATAATTCAATTATATTTGCATGTTGAGTCTTTTTCCAATATATCCAGGATTTATTTGTGCTTATTATAGATTTTACATATCCATTAACATCCATTATATATGATGATATATATGATGAAAATGTTCTTTTATATTTCTCAAAAATATATTTATCAAAATAAGGATACATCGCAGTTAATGCATTAGCAACTACTAGTTTATTTTCCTCTTTTGCATATTGTATTAATGATTGATCTTGTTTTGAAAAAAATATACGTCTTATCCTATTTGAAGCAAAATTTGGTCCAAAACATAAATAATAAAATGGAAAATCTGCTATCATTGTTGGTACATTTTTATAATATAATTGACTCCAATTATCATTTATTTTAAAATATAAATTATCTCTTTTATAAACAATATACCATTCTTTTAATGGACTATATAATATACGTGATTTAATCAATCCTAATCTATGATATGCTAATAAAAGTGTTAATCCACTTCCAATTGAATAACAATTAAATTTGATAATTCTTGATATTTCTGTAACTTCTTCTAAATTATCTAACTGTACTGGATGTATCAGATCATCTAGATAATTATTTCTATATATAATCTTTATATCTTCTATATTATAAACTAATCCAGTTATTAAGAAAGTTTCATTATGATTTTCATTTAACCAATCTTTAAAATTATTAATAGGTAATGTCTCAAATAATTTAATATTATCAGTTAAAATATAAAAATATAGAGCTTTATTATGTTCCCATGGAATTTTCAAATAGTAATATATAAATGAGTTTTTAATAATAGTTTTCCAATTATTTTTATAATTTAGATGAACTTTATATAATTTATTAGGATCTGCATATTCAATTTTGTAATGTCTGTTAGTATTGTCATTGTATATGTAATATTGATTTATGACATTTGATTCAATATATTCAACCATTGTTCATCTTATTACATTTGCATATTTATATATTCTTTATATTGAAATTTAGGCATTATAGTACCAACAGATGTATCTTCATCAATAGGAGTACCAAGTAATAATTTAGAGTTTTCATATAAAGGTTGAACTAATGGTTTTTGACCAAAAGTTGTACATACAGGCGCTCTTGGCATTGGTACACTCCATGCCATTTCTGGTAAAAGCACCATATCACCCCGATGTGTTGGTATTTTGCCATTTACATAAGGTTGAGTTTTGGCATAATATTGAGCTGCACTAGTTTCGTCTTGATGAGTTTCTTCATCATCTTCTTCTTCCATATGATGAGTTTGATGAGTATTGTTATGTACTGTAGCTACATTGTTATATTTAGTGGTTGCTGGTGCGCCATATAAACTTTGTCTTATCGAATTATGATTTGTTGGTGCAGCAATATCACTAAAATATTCTCTTGTACTATTATTTGCATTATATCCAGCACCTAATAAAGCGGGTGTTGATAAAAAAGTATTGTTCATTATAATATATAAATATTATTAAATTATCTTTTAGCATTTTGTGGTAAGGGTGGTACTGGAGCATGATAAGGAGATCCATGTGCTGGGGGTGGTGAGGGTGGTACTGGAGCATGATAAGGAGATCCATGTGCTGGGGGTGGTGGATGATTTTGTGCTGGAGGTGGTACTGGAGCATGATAAGGAGATCCATGTGCTGGGGGTGGTGAGGGTGGTACTGGAGCATGATAAGAAGATCCATGTGCTGGGGGTGGTGGACCTAATACACATGTATCTCCTACAAAATGTCCTCCTGCTGGATTTACAGCATTATGTTCCATGTGATATCCTTTTGCACATCCACCATTTTCATATTTAGCATCGTCTTTACTATTATGTATTATTTCCTCTCCAACTGGTGGATGACCATACGAATGATCAGTATGTGAAGATCCATGTGAAATTGGTTGAGCATTATTTTGATGAGCTAGTGGTGCTCCTGAACCAATAGCATGTATTTGATTATCTATTTTATGTTGTTCATGTGTTAATTTTATATATTGATCAGCATGTCCAGAAGTTACATTTGGTATTTTACGATTAATTTCGTTTAATAAAAATGCATGATTTTGTGCAGGTGTAAATAATTTACGGTGATCTGCTGTAAATGCACTAAAAACAGCTGGATCAATTTGTAATATTTGTTGAACTGTTAAATTACTTATTTGATCTGGTGTTAATGCAGCAATTTGTGCAGCAGTTAATGTACTTGCATTTATTGTTTGTGATTTAGCAGTTGCTGGATTTAATGAACTTCCCATTCCTTGAAGACCAGTTAATGAACTACCATGAGCATGAGCATGATCATGACCTTTATTATTACCAAAACCTGTATATATATGTCCTGATCCAGTTCCTGTATAATGATATAATTGATCTAAATTTACTTGTGCAGGAGGTCTTGATGTATAATCAAAACTTCTATTATTTACTTCATTTTTCATTTGATCATTTGTAAATAATGCTTTTTGACCATCTGGTAATCCAAGTATTTCTGCTGGTGTTAAAACATCTAATTGTGTAGGTGTCAATGGTTTAAAATGAAAGTTAAAGTTATTTTCCAATGTAGATGGACTGAATCCAGCTCTTAATTCATCTGGTAATTTTGTTAAATTATTTGTTATTTGTAATGCATCTTTTTGTTGTTGACTTAAAACGAATATTTGCATAGTTGTAAATGCAGCAATTTGTTCTTTTGAAAATTGATTTAATATATCAAGTGGTAAAACTCTAACTTCAAATAATGGTAATGATGCTATATATTCAGATGATAAATCAGAAACAAGTTTACCAGAATTTCCAAATGTAGCTGAAACAATATTAGCAATTTGATTTATTTGAGATGGTGAAAATGCCAATACTTGTTGTGGTGATAATTTTTCAAATACTTCTGGTTTTGATTGTAATAATTGAAAGAGTAAATCAGGTGTTAATGATTGTAATTCTTTATTATTATAAGAAGCTAACATTTGAGGTGTAATCATATCAGCATCACCAGCAGTCAAGTTATCAACGTCTAATATCTTTCCACTCTTATCTTTTCTGGGTTTTTCTTTGAAAAGTTTAACTTTATTTGTAGGTGTTTTGAGATTTTTAGCTGCTTGATTTATATCAAATATACCATTTGCTATAGTATCAATTTGTGATAATAAATTAGTTGAATTACCATCTCTATCTTCAATTGTTCTATTTAATTTATCAGATACTGCTGCACCATTTGGTGCATTATCTGATATTGTAAATCCAACTGCTTTTAATGTTGCTGGATCAAAATAGTTTAAGAATAATGACATAGTCATTTCATAATTTAAATTATTATTGTAGCTATATTGCAAATCATTTTCAAAATTATCATAATTCTTGCTTCTTAACATAGCTCTGAAAGATTTATCATTATATCCCAAATATATATATATATCTTTTAGCGGTAATAATATATTTGATGGAATATCAATTAATAATTCAGCTTCATATAATTTTGATACTTTATTCATAATATTTGCATCTTCAATTACTCTTGGTAATTCTGGTGATAATTCATTAGATTGTAATTTCTTTAATCTTTGATATTCATCACTTGTTATTAATCTTTGACGTAAATCATTCATAGTTATCAATCCTCCATTGATATTTCTTCCTTGTTCAATTAATTCCTTAGTACTTGGCTGTCTTTGTAATATTTCTGCATATGTTAATATTATATCATTGTCAATTACTGAATTACCAAATGACTCTTGTGCTATATCATTATTAATTAATTTTGTAGTAGCATAATTAACTAATATAATAAGAGCTATTATAACGAAAAACCATATAACAATATTCATTTTATATACCTCTACAATAGGTATTAGGAAAAATGCATGTGAATGTGCTTATAATTGGAGGAGGTATCTCAGGATTAACTCTTGCTTATAAATGTATTAAACAAGGTTATAATGTGATCATATTTGAAAAAACAGATAGATTGGGTGGAAAAATAAATTCAATCTATCATAATAAAACAAAAATATTACTTATACATGATAAGTTAATATCTTTATTAAAAGAATTCAATATTCCACTTGAATCTAGTAATGAATTAATTACATATAATTCAAGTGATAAAATTACTGATGTAGACTATGTTTTAAAATTTGCTAAAACATTATCTGATGATAAACTTAAATCAATTAATTTTAATCAATTATGTTCTACTGTATTAGGACCAATTAGATCTACTAAGATTATTAATTCTTTAAATAATAGCGAACAAAATGCATATAATGTCATAAAATTAATTGAAAATAATAATAATAGCAATCAACAATATCTTTGTCTCAAACGAGGATTTCAAGAATTAATAAATAAATTGAGAAATGCCATCATTTATAGTGGTAAAGCTAAAATTATGATGAGCTCACAAGTTACTGGATTTATTAATAAAACTTCATATATTCAAATAAAAATTAAAGCAAAAAAAGAAATGCATATTTATAAAGGTGATATTTTAGTATCAACTATATCTAAGAATGATTTATTATTTATTAATAAATGGACAACACATGAATTGAATCTGATTAATTCAGTTGATCTTGTTTCATTTCATAGAATTAATGGTAATTTTGATAATAATTTATTACAAATAAAATCAAATCCATTTCAAGGTTTAGCAATGGTATCATATTGGAATAATAATTCATCGAAAAATGATTCAATTAAAAATGATAAAGAACTTCGAAAAGTTATTCTTGAGTCATCTCAAGTTGTTTTTCCAGATATACAAAAGATTCATAAACCAAAATGGGTTAATATTTATAATTGGAATCAAGGTATTAATATATGGAAAAATAACATAGATTCTCAAAAAACCAAAGATAATATTCAGCAAATGTACGGAAAAGAATCAGCTTTTTTTATAATTGGCGATACTTATAATAATAATCAAGGATGGATCGAAGGATCTTTAGAATCAATTGATGATATATTTCCTAAAATAATTAAAATTATAAATTCTAGTAATTCAAGTGATTTAAGTGATTCAAGTCATTCATCTATTTCTTAATTTAATCAACAATAATATCTATTACATCTAATGTATTTAAATCTTTTTTTAATGATTCAATAGCTTTAATATATGCTTTTTCACCATTAATTGCCTCAACATTTACATATAATATTGGAAATATTTCATTTGTAAATTGTACATTCCAAAGATCATCATTTAAATTATAAGCATAATAATTATTAGTATTATTTAATATTTTAGCTATCATTGTTTGAGCATTTTTAATATTTGATGCAACAACAACTGTACCATTTGAGAATACCCATTTAAGTTTATTTTGATTACTAAATATATTACATATTGTATCAGGTTCTTCTATAATATTTTTTTCATAAAATCCACATAAAAAACTACTGCAATTTCTTATCATATAAAAATTGAAATATTATAATTTTTATATATTAATATGAATCAATCTACTACTTATATATTTGCATCTGACGTTAAAGATTTAACAATTGAATGTCTTATACGTCTCGGATATGAATTTATGAATAATAAAGATGATTCAATAAGTAATGATATAATTATTAATGATATTAGATTAATATGTCAAGAACTTGTTCATAGAAAAACGCTACCAATGAGTCTTACATTATTTAAACAAATAGATGAATTTCTTTATTATACAATAAGTCCTAATTATTCTAATCAGTAAGAACTATAATGATATGTTTTTATCTTGAGTTTCTTTTAGAGTTTCCATCATTATGGCAATGAAAGTAGGAAATAATTCAATTAGTGGTAATCCAGAATTAGATATATTAACAGATTCTATAAATATTAGTTCAGTAACTAATACAAATTTAATTAATCTTAGTAGTGCAACAAATGTAGCAAATATAACTTTTAATAGTAACTTTTATTTATCTGGAACCAATACTTCTTTAAGTATAAGTTCAACTAATAATAATCCTATTATTACTTTTACAGATACAAGTATCATTACAAATATTAATAGTGGATTTTTGAATGCTACTTCAAATATTATGACAGGCGAAGTTGATGTATTTATTAATAATAATACTTTTAATACACGTTATAGTAAAACTAATAATTTTTCACCTTCAAATATTTTTAATGGTGATGTTTATCTTTTAAATGGTAATCTTAGTGGATATAATGCATATTTATATAATAATATCCAAGCTATTGGTGGAATTTTTGGTGGAATAAATTCACCTTATATGATTTATCAAACTACAATAAATAATTATTTTAATTTTATTGATTTAGCATTTCAAGACAGTATAGATAATAATAATGTATATTTAGTATCACAACGAAATCTAGTATGTGAAGCAAATTATGGTTATATGTTATTTCAAACATTTAATAATAATAATGGTAACGGAATTTCTTTTGTAACTAGTAATGTAAATGTAAGTTGTAATTTAAATATTAATAATAATTTATATGTATCAAATAATATATATTCTAGCAATATTAATGCACAAGTTTTAAATGTTAACACTATTAATAGTGTTATTTTTAATGAAGAATTATATTCTGAAAATATTAATAGTTGCAATATAACAGTTGGATGCAATCTAACATTTACTAATATTAATAATATAGATGCAATAGATGTATATGTAAATATTGCAGATGTACTACCTGGAAATATTCTCACTGATGTATGTTTTAATATTTATTTCTCACCATTATCAATTAATGATCCTAGCAACAATTATAATGTTAAATTTTTTATTGATGCATTTGGACAAATTGTATATAATTATGGTACTTATACAACACAAGCTCCTCCATATTCTTTAGCAAGAGGTCTTTTGGACATGTCTTATTATGGACCAGGTATTGATACTGCTTATAATATATTTTATTTACAAGGTATTCAATCAATTGATACTTTAAGTTCATTAGGTAATGGTAATTTTAATACATTTAATCAAATAGTTGTAAATTCAAATGCATATATTGGTATTGGTACTGAAACACCATATAATTATTTACATATTGATTTGAATTATAATAATAATTTAGATTATAATGTTACCAGTAATGTTAATGCATTAATTGGATTATATAATAATACCATATGTAATATATCATATATTCAAGCAACCAATAATCATAATTTAATATTTGATTTATCAAGTAATGGTAATTTAACTATTGGTAATATTCCAATAACTAATGAATTTAATATTGATGTATCATGTAATATAAGAACTCCTTCTTTATTTACAGATACAATCTATAGTAGTAATACTGATTCTCAAAATATATCTTTTAGTAATTTAACATTAAATACTTCAAATATTGTTTCATCAAATATTACTACATCTAATTTAAATGTTTATAATTTGACAGCAAATATAACAAATTTAGCTATTGCTGGTTTAATAGTTACACCTTCAAATTTAACTGTTGATAAAACACATGATTTTATAGTTCAATCATCATCTAATATATTTTCACAATTAGCAGTTGATGCTCAAGGAATACCTATTTCAACTGCATTTGAAACAGTTAAAATTGTATCTACAAATTATACCGTATCTACTACACCTTTAACAAATACACAAACAGCAGTTGGATTAAATATTTCGTCACCAAGTATTTATAGAAGTAGTTCTCGTGTTTCATCTACAAAAGGTACTGGATCAATCATTGAATTCTATAATTATAATATTGGTAATATATATCCTAATTTGAATGAAAATGTATATTCTTTTGCTGAATGTGGAATTACTTCACCATCAAGTGGATTTAATGGATTTTATATAGATTATAATGAACCAGCTGGTACAAATCAAACAGGTGCAATTCAAATTTCAAGATATGGAGTTAGATTACAACATAGTTTACAAATTAATAGTATTATAAGTCCTGATAATAATAATAATTCAATATCAAATCCTGGATATGTTGGAATTGGACTTGGTGGTAATGATAATAATCCTGTTCTTCCAACAACGCAACTTCAAGTTGCAGGTATATTTTCATTATATCCTCAACAACTTACAAATTATTCAATTGCTACACCTACAATATTAACAGATACATTAGGTAATGTTATAATTGGAGGTAAAACTAATCCAAGTAATTATAATTTACTTGTCATGGGTACTTCTGGTTTTAATGGCAATGCAAAATTTAATGGTACTATTACTGGTAATGGTTCAGGTATATCAAGTTTAAATGCAACAAATTTATCTAGTGGAACAATTTCAACATCTGTATTACCAACTTCTGGTGTAACAATAGGTAATTATGGATCATCTACTAATTCTATTTCAATGAATATTGATTCTTATGGAAGAATTACAAATGCTACAAATGTATCTATTCCATTATTATGGACAACAAATACAGCTACTAAAGTATCTTATAATACCGATATGGGTAATGTTGGTATTGGTTATTCCAATACTTTAATTAGTAATCATCAATATTTATTATCAGTGAATGGTGATGCATATATAAATGGTAATGTAGTTGCAAATAATGTATCGGTTCCATCAGATATTAGAATTAAATATAATATTGCAAAAATAAAAGATTCTGTCAGTAAACTTAAAACAATATCAGGATATTATTATAATCGTAATGATATTGAAGGAAATCCAAAAGAAACTGGATGCATTGCCCAAGAAGTAGCTACAATATTACCAGAAGTTGTTCATGATATGGGTGATAAATTAGCTATATCTTATGGTAATATGACTGGTATCATTATTGAAGCTATTAAAGAACTTGATCAAAGATTAAGTATTATTGAAGATACATTATTACTTAAATAAGAACAATTACTAAATTAATTAATATATTGATGAATTAATTTAGCTTTTATTCCACCTATCATTGGTATTTCTTTAAGTTTCTCAATAGATACATCAGAATTATATAATTCTTTTAATGTTGGATACACTTTTATAATTTCTTTAGCAATTGTTTTAGATATTCCAGGTATTTGACATAATTGTAATAAATAGCATGTGTTTTTATCAATATTATCACTTTTTTTTGTTTTAACTTTTAAACAGTCTATATATTTAACATTTTGATTTTCTGATTCATCATTTGAGAAATTTTGTGGATTTTTTTGGCATCTTGTAGCTATCTTTATAATCCAATTACCCGTTTGTTGAACATTATCAGTTTCAATAACATGAATTTTATCACGAAACATTGTATGAATTATTGCACTATCTAATATATATTTATCTTGTTCTGATAATCTATTTGAACTGCATAATTGATTTTCAATTATATAACAACATTTTGATGTATCAAATGCACTCATCATTCTTGTTTTTTGCTCTTTATATCTTCCATCTTTAATTGATGATAATAAATCACTTATTGTTTTTCTCTCAAATACTAATTTAAAGCTTTTGTCATCAGGTTCAATTTGAATATCACCAATTTCTAAATTTATTTTGTTTATCTTAAAATCATTAGTATTTGTACCAATTTGTTTATTAGATAAGTAATCATATAAATCAGTCTCACGGTAATCTATATAAATATTCATTCTTGTATTATTAATTAATATAATGCGAAAAACTTTATATCATATCTTGTTTAGAGTATGGCAGTTGCTGCCGATAAAGAATGGCTTTTGCCAAATAGACAAGGTTTTTTAAATTGGGCTTATGAAACTTACCATCCAAGTAAATTTGAAAAAAAAGAAGGTGAATCTGGTTATGGTCTAATGCCTCAGCAAAAATTTACAAAAGAATTTATAAGTATTAATAATCCTTATAGAGGTCTTTTATTATATCATGGTTTAGGTGTTGGTAAAACTTGCACTTCAATCGCTGCTTCTGAAGGTTTCATTAATAAACATAAAAAAGTTATTGTTATGGTTCCTGCTTCTTTAGCTACAAATTACAAGGAAGAGATCATGAAGTGTGGATCAGTTGGAAATCCAAAGAAAAAAAAATGGAGTTTAATTGATATTAGTGGATTAGAAACAAAAATTAAAAAAGAAATATGTAAAAAATATTATATTTCCACTGTATTTGCAAAAAGATATAAATATAAAATATGGATACCATATCTTAATGAATCGGCACCAGTAGAAGGTAATAAACCTAAAAAAGATATATTAATTCTTAAAAAAGATATTAGTTGGTCTGCTATGAGTCCAGAAGAACAAAATGATGCTAAAAAATGTTTAGAAAACATCATTGAACAAAAATATACTATCGTAAATTATAACGGTTTAAATTCTAATAATGTAGCTACATTTACACCAGAATTTTTTAGTGATTCTTTTATAATTATTGATGAAGCTCATAATTTTGTAAGCAGAGTGGTAAATAATAGCAAAATTGCTAAACTTATTTATAAAAATATGATGATTGCTTATAATATTAAATTACTTCTTTTAACTGGTACTCCAGTTATTAATCATCCTTTTGAATTAGCTATCAGTTTAAATCTTGTAAAAGGACCTATTCTAGAATATCAATTCTTAATTAATAAAGGAATTAAAAAAGAAATAATTGAAGATTTATTAACTCCAAAAGATCTTATTAGATTAATAGATTATTTAGATGTTAAAGAAACTGGAGAACTTAAATTTACTTTAGTTCCTGATGGTTTTATCTTAAATGAATCTAATAAATTAGTTGTAAATAAAAAAGTAAAAGGTGATTATCTTTCATTAATTATTAAAGCCTTAAAAGACATTGGAATTAGTACAAAACCAAAAATGAATATTCATCTTGCATTGCCAAATAAAAAAGAAGATTTTGAGAATTTATTCCTTGATAATACAAATCCTGATAATCCAATTACAAAGAATTCTGATTTATTTATGAGACGTATTTTAGGAACTGTCAGTTATTTCAAATCAGCTGGAGAACAATATTTTCCATCTGTTTCTGAAAAACACATTAAAAATATTGAAATGAGTGATTATCAATTTAGTAAATACTTACTTGAAAGAGATAAAGAAAGAAAGATGGAAGATATTAAAAGACGATTTAGTAGAGGCAAAAGAGGTGGTATTCTTGAAGATAAAGGTTCAGTTTATCGTGCTTTTAGTCGTATGACATGTAATTTTGTATTTCCTGAAGAAATTAAAAGACCATTTCCAAAAGATTTAAAGAAAATCCCATTATCAGAATTGGATGAAACAAATGAAGCAGAAGAATTAATTGAAGGTGATGAAGGTCCTATTGAAACTGAAAAATCTGCACCAAAATCAGATATTCAAAAACGTTATGAAGCTGCTATTACAAAAGCAATGACAGAATTAGAAGAAAATAGTGATAAATATTTAGTACCAGAACAACTTGAAGGAAATTATAGCCCAAAAATGGGTAAAATATTACAATCTATTGAACAAAGTCCAAAGACATTATTATATTCACAATTTCGCACTATTGAAGGTCTTGGTGTAATGAATCTTATTTTAGAAGAAGCTGGATGGAAACGTGTTACTTTACCAGATTTTGATCCAGAAATTTTTGATCCGAAATATGATAATAAACGATATATCATATTTGATAATGATCGTGATAAAATGAAAATGTTATTACAATTATATAATGGATATTATGATCAATTACCACCAGAAGTGCAAACAAAAATAAATGCTGATAAAGATAAATCTAAAAATTTAAGAGGAGAATTAGTTAATTTAATTATGATTACACAATCTGGTGCTGAAGGTATTTCTTTAAAAACTGTTAGAAAAGTTATTATAATGGAACCATTTTGGAATATGGTACGTATTGATCAAGTTATTGGAAGAGCTGTTCGTACTTATAGTCATGAAAGCTTACCTGAAAATGAAAGACATGTTGATGTTGAAATTTATTTATCCATAATTTCTGATGCACAACTTCGTAAAGAATTTACATTAAAAACACTTGATGATGGTTTATCATCTGATATGCATATTATGCGTACAGCTGAAAGAAAAGATAACTTAATCCAAACTTTCTTAAATTATTTAAAGGTTGCATCAGTTGATTGTAGAACTCATGCACATTTAAATAAACCAACTAAACAAGGCTTACAATGTTATTCATTTCCAGTATCTTTACATGAATCTGAGAAATCTTTGGCAACTGCAGAATTTGCATATATTCCAGATATCAATTTAGATTCTGTATCTAATGTTAAATTACAAAGACACAAAAAAATACAAGGTAAAGTTGTCATTTATAATGATGAAAAATATGTTATAATGGATGATGATAGAACTAAATTATATGATTATAATGCATATAAAGAAGCTGGTGTTTTACAGCTCAACAGAATCATTTAAAAATAATAACATAATCATTTAGCGTTTTCTTTTTTTATTAGTATCTTTATTATTGCTAAATAATCCTAATGATAAAGATGGCTCTTTATATCCAGAATTATCTAATTCTTCTGAACAATAAAGAATATTTTGATTTTCTGTGATATTAAATTTGTTTTGATATTTCTTTAGTTCATCAGGTGTCATTATTTTTCTTATCATTGCATATTCATAAGAATATATGATTGGTTTATTATTAAGAATTAACGGATTCAAATGATTTTTATTATTTTTTGATTGTGAAAACACTTTTTGATGACTTAATTTTGCCACAGATTCAATCAATTTATTTTCAGCATCAATATTCGGATGCTCATTAACTTCATAAATTGTATTTAGATGCGTTTCAGTAGGAAAAGAACCAATAAAATTAAATTGCTCTTCAGTTAAAGATGAAAATTGAATTTCATTATATATAGATTTATGATGTTTTGGTTTTAAAAATTCTTTAATATGTACAATCTCTAAATTATGTAATTTGATAAAGCTTGGAAAGTCGCCCATTTTTAATAATCTTAAAAAATTAAAATCAAATTTTTATATTTTAATATTGTAATGGAAGATTTACTACAAGCAATTGATGACTTAAAATATCAACATGATAAATTGATGAATAACATTAGAACTCTTTCATCACAAGGTATTCAAACTGATAAATTATCAAAACAATTTATACAAGATCAAGTATCATTTAATAATAAAACAATTACTATTTTAAGAAAAATTAATAATAATATTGCAAATGTTTTAGATTCAGTTGCTCCACCTCCAGCTCCTGCTCCACCACAACAACCAGCATTTTTAGCTCCACAACCACAATATCAAGCACCTCCTGCTCCTGCTCCAGCTCAATTACCACAATATAGAGAAGAATATGGTGGTAAGAAAAAAACTAGAAAAACTAAATCTACATCAGCCTGGTAATTAAATCAACAATTTATTGCACTATGTCATTTAATATTTTATGGAAATGTTCAACAACTATTTCCCATCTATAATGTTGTAAAATATCTTTTCTTGCTTTTGCTCCATGTTTAATTACTAAAGATGGATTCTTATAATATTTCCAGATTGCTTCTGTGTAATCTTCAGTAAGACCTATTTCTGCTATTCCTCCAATACCATCTCTTTGTTTATCAATATAATATCTCATTTTAGGTTCAACAAGTATTGAATTGGTTTCATTTAAAAATTCTTGAATTCCACCTATCTTTGGTGCAACTTGTGGAAATCCTATTGCAGCATGTTCAAATTGACATAATCCAAATCCTTCTCCCTCACATGTATTTAATCCAATGTCACATGCATTATATAATATGTTAATATCTCTATCTGACATTTGTTGAGGTCTTGCTAATGCAATCAAACAAGATCTACCAAATTCAACTGGAACCTCTAATAATTTCAATTCATGATCATAAACTTCAATTAAATTCCAAAATCCTTCTATTTGAGCTGCAATCATTAATTTGATCTCTCTTGGTTTGTTTTGTTTCGTTTTATTATATTCTTGAACTAAATCATAATATCTTTTAACTACTTGTGCATATGCAATAAGTGTATGATCTAAACGTTTTCTTGGTTGATTTCTATTTAATTGTAAAATTACAAAAGCATCATCTGGTATACTATAAAATACTCTAGCTACAATTTTATTTATTGGATAATATAAATTATAATCAAAACCATGTGGAAATACATAACAAGGAATTTCATTACGCAAACCGAGTTTACGTGCTATTTTTCTCCAATATGGTGTAAATGTAATTACTGCATCAAAATGTTTATTCAATAAATCTATATACATCGGTTTCTGATAAGGATATACTTGATCCATATATGAAACTAATTTAAATGCTTTTCTTTCTTCATTTGAAAATTCATTAATAATAGTTGATGCAAGTGATGCTGTAACAACCATATCATTAAAAATTACAATTATATCTTGTGGATTCTTTTTAATATAATCTCCAAATTCTTTTTCACCAAATCCATTTCTTTTTGGATCTTCTGTTGCCATTGCATCATGTAATGTTACTGTATCAGGTATATCAGATCTTTGATCTGCACCTGCTGTCTGACCCATATTTTGAAATCCATAAATAGACAATTTAATATCTGAATATGCACCCAAATGTTTTGCAATATAATAAACTACTCGACTATAACCATTACTTTGTCCAATTGGATATGTTCCACAAAATAATACTCGTGTTTGTTTTTTTGTTTTTGAACTATCTAATATATCTTTAGAATTAGAAGTAATATTTATTGAATTATTATTTGATATTTCAACTGGTTTTACAATTAATTTATTAATATCATATTTTGTAGATGAAACTTCTTGTTTTATTTCTTGTTTAACTTCTTGTTTTACTTCTTGCTTTATTTCTTGTGATGTGTCTTTTTTACTTTCATTATTACCAACAAATTCACCTTTACCAAATAAAGATAACATATTAACAAAAATAATTAGGAAATTCTTATATAGATATTGTTCCAGTCATATTAGTTTTTGATGATTTAATTTCATCTATTATACCTTCTGCACGAAGACCATAATTTAAATCTTTATGTAATTCTATAACAATTGGATCCAATTGTTTCAAATAATCTATAATGAAAGTCTTTTTAATTTTAATGATTTCAAATAATGCTTTATTTTTACCATCACATTGTAGTTTTATATTTTCAACTAAAGTAGAATAAATTCTATTTATATCATCTAATAAACTTAATACCATTTTGACCATTTTTTTAATATCTTGATTTTTAGAATATTTATAAATATCTTTAAATTTACTAATAGATTCATTTAATGCATGTTTAATTTCAATATCTTTATTATCTTTTATATCATTACAATTTACTCTATATACAAAAGAATGTAATTTCACTAAATTATCATGAGCTACATTAAAACGTTGAACTTGTTTTTGTACTTTTAATTCTGCTTTTTGTGCTGAATTACTCATTATATTAAATACGGAAATTTAAATATTTGAATCTGTTAATCTTTCTTTATTATCATTATCTTCAATATTAATTTCTATTACTTCCATTGCTTCTAATTCTTCATTATCTGAACCTTCTTTTTTCATAAAACTTATCAAATCAGATAGTTCTTTTTCTAATTCAGTATTATAAGTCATTGTTTTTATAAAAAATCTAAATATACCATTTAATGTTTTTAAAGATTCTTCTTTATTACTTTCATAATTTTTTTTAACAAATTCTATCATTTTATGTAATAATATAATACGATAATCATCATCATTTATATTATCATTAAAATATTCAATCGCATATTTATCATATATGTCAGTTCTATTAATTGATATATTTGTATTTTCTAATAAATATTCAATAATCTCTTTATCACCACCTTTAATAGCATAAAATAAAGCATCTTGATTACTATCATCTGTTAAATTGATATCAGCATCATTTTCTATTAAAAGTTTAACTATATTAAATAATTTACGATAACATGAAATCATTAAAACAGTTGAATTTAAATCTATTCTTTGATTTATTATATTTTTATCATCATCATCAAGTAATATATCACGAATCTCATTCTCATTTTCATTTATAATTGCATTATATAAAGGTGATGAACTAACACCTTCATCTCTATCATCACTGTTATCATTTTCATCACTATTACCACTTTTAATTTTTTTATTTTTAATTTTTTTATTTTTCTTTTTTTGTCCCCCTTGTTGAAGTTTATATGCTCTAACACTATTATTATTTAAATATCTTATTTCTGTTGGTATAACTTGTTGTGTATTATACATAACATATTCATCACCTGTTTTTAAAAAATCAATTCTATTACTTATCATCCATACAGAATCATATCCATTTTTTTTTAATTTTTGATAAATTACATCTGCACTGCCATCTTTATCTTGAATACCATATTTAAATCTAAATTCAATTAAATCATCTTCACTTCTAATTATATACATATTTCCCATATGTAAATTGCATTTAAATATTGCACCACCTCTACTTAATGCTTTTCCAAATGTTTCAGATTCACTATTTGCAAAATATATTCCAGGACCTGCCATACCTTGACTTCCTGCCATAAATGGATATATCCCTTTTTCTTTTTTTAATATATCTGTTGTATCCATACTTGTTTGATGATATCCAATTTTTGTATTCTGCATTAATTCAAGTCTTTTTCTTGAAAAATTTAACAATAAATCTTTAATTTTATTATTAGAATTACTAATTGCCATATCTAATGCAGTATGACCATTATTATCCATTTCATTAATACTTACATAATATCTTTGTTTTTTTGTAGTTAAATCAGCAGTTGATGATAATAATAATTTAATTGCTTGTATATTATTACCTTGTACGGCATACATTAAAATAGTCTTACCATTTCTATCTTTTCTATTTATTGATTTATATTTTTTAACTTCTGAATCAAATAATTTAATTAATTCTGATTGATCTGTATTTTCTTTTGCATTTTTAAAAACTGCTGTATCATAAACTGATGTATTAGAAATTTTACTATATATATTAGTTAAAAAATTCATATTATTATTATTATTATTATTATTATTAGATTATATAAAATATTTATTCAAATGGTTGACCATAATATATAAGTGCAGCTTTTGCTGAATTATTTTCAGCATCTTTTTTTGACTCACCAGTTGCTGTTCCTAATACTGCACCTGCATGATTTTTTACTGTATATGTAAATACCTTTTTAGAATTACGAATATCTACTCCTACTTCATAAAAACGTGGATTATCTTGAAACGTATGCTGCATATATCTAACAAGCATGTCTTTGAAATTATTCTTCATTTGAATCAAATCTGCAAAATCTATATAATTCTCAAGTATATTAATAATAAATAATTCTGCTAAATGAATACCTACTGATGACATTGGTTTTATACTTTTTGGAACTGAATCAGGAAATATCACCAGATTTGAATCATTTTCAAAATCCATTACAATTGCACCTAAAAATGCCTCAAATATATCTTCCATTATCTTATAATTATCTCTACCTTGAGATTCCTCAATCTGTTTTGATATAATTGCAAATTTAGAAAATCCAATCAAATTTGAAAGATAACCAAGCATTTTGCCATTTACCAATTTAGTACGCAAACGTGATATAAAACCTTCATTCTGATCTGGATATCTTATAAATAAATATTTAGTAACTGATACTTCTAATATAGAATCTCCAAGCAATTCTAAACGTTCATAACTCATTTCTTGTAATGGAAGACAATCTGATGGACATCTTTTATTACCAGATACAAAGTCTGCATTTTTCATAGTACAATAAGATTTATGCACAAATGCATTTCGATATAAATTAATATTATTTGGTTTTAAATCTGTTAAACCATGTTTCTCAAAAAGAATACAAATATCTTCTTTGCTTATCAATATATTATGAGGATTATATGGTAATTCTTCATCTGCTACAATCTGTGTTTTATTATGTAATGCCAATAATTTATTATTCATCATACTTATCAATATTAAATAAACTGGAAGTTATCATTTTTTATCATATATTTCTTATATAGATTTGGGAATACATATGCCCATGAAAGAAAAAGAAAAAGGTGGCGAATATATTGGTCAAGGATCTTATGGATGTGTTTTTGATCATCAAATTAAATGTGAAAATAATATTTTAATTAGTAAAATACCTAAAATTATTTATTCAAAAGTATTTGATAGTAATGAAGAAGCTGAAATAGAATGGAAGAATTCTAAAATTATTGCAAGTATTGATCCAAATTATGATTCATTTGTTTATTGTTTTGAAAAATGCACAACTAATTATGATGAAGTTAAGAAAGATAAAAGTATCCAAAAATGCGATTTGCATTTTTATGAAAATACAATAACTATTTTAAAAATGCCATACGGTGGTATTGATTATAAAAAATATATAACTACACAAAATCCATCATTTCATAATTTCATTCAATCTATTATACCTTTATTTGAAGGTCTTGTAAAACTTAAAAATATTAATATAGTTCATCAAGATGTCAAAGCTGATAACGTACTTTATGATAAAGAAAAAAATATATGGAGATTTATTGATTATGGTATATTAACAACAACTAATAAAATATATATTAAAAATAATTTACATATTATTACTGGTGATTATTATCCAGCACCAGCAGAATATCGTATTCTTACTAAAATATATAAATTTAAAAATACTTCAATTGATCCAAATGATATTATTGCTAATGAAAATGAAATCTATAACTTAAAATTATCTAGCGACAGCAATATGTCTTATTCTGATTTAATTCATATTTATATGCCTAAAATAGAATACGAAACATCATTAGTTAATTTTATTAAATATCTTAAAAATTTTAATACAACAAATATAGTATCAGAACTTAATAAATATACTTCTAAAATTGATATATATAGCTTAGGATTAGTTTTAATGTATTTAACATTAAAAGTAAAAATAATACATGATATTGAATATGAACAAAAATACAAATCATATATGGAATTGATAAAAATGATGATATATCCTGATCCAAGACGACGTTTAACACCAGAAGAAGCTTTAGTCAAAATTAAAAATATATAGCTACATTTGCAAAAATTAATTTGTAGCTACATTTGCATTTTTATTTTATTTAAAATTTATTAAATATATTATATATGCCGCAAACGTAAATGGTATATATTCAATGTTATTAATAGATATTAATGATAATAATAATATAACTTGTGTTTTTTGTAAGTCTTTATTTAAATTTGAAAGATTTTTATTCATTTTTAATATATTACCTTCATTTGACTGCATTATTCCTGGATATGATCGTATTTTACTAAAATCTTTTTGAGCTCTATAATTGAAAAACTCCATATCATTCATCATTTCTTGTGCATAAGGTCCTATCGCATTTATATAATTAAAATTTTTATCCAATAAACTACATGTTCCATCCATCAAACTAAATATACGAAATAATGATAAAAAAGATGGATTGATTCTTAAATTAGCTTGAAAACCACTATTAATATCATTTTTCAATATATCATTCTTCAAATCATTAAAATCTAAATTTTCCAAATATTTAAAGAAATAATTAAAGAATGATTTGACTTCTAAAATTTCATATTCATCTGTTATATCTAATATATCTAAATCAATCATAAGTTCAACAAATTCATTTACATCACGTTGGTATATTGAAAATATTAATTGTTTCAAGTTCTTTTTAAATTTAGAACTAAACTTAATACAATTACCATAATCATATAATACAATCGTTTCACCATCATATGCCAAACCAACATTACCAGGATGTGGATCACAATGCACATATCCAACATTCACCATTTGAAATAAAAAAATTTTTATCAAATTTGAAGCTACTTGTACTGTATCTATATTCTGTCTTTTCATTTCTGTTATATTTGTTATTTTTATAGATGGTACATATTCCATTACTAATACTGTCTTTGATGATAATGATTTAATAACATTCGGTATCTTAATTTTCAAATCTGAATCTTTAAATATTTCACGAAAATTTACCATATGTTTCAATTCAGTATCATAATCTAATTCTTTTATTAAAAAATCTTCAAATTGTTTCACCAAATTATTTAATTCATTTACTACTGTATTGTTTAAAAATTTACTTATATTTATTAAATTTTTAATAGTTGTAAAATCATCTACAATTTGTTTAGTTATATTTGGTTTTTGAAATTTAACTACAACTTCTGTATTATTTATCATACCACGATGTACTTGACCAATTGATGCGGTTGCAATTGGTATAACATCTAATGTATCAAATATTTTACTATAAGGAACTTGATAATGATAATTTAATAATGTTTCAATTTCATTAAATGGTATTGGTGTTATATCATCTTGTAATTGTTGTAATTCTATTATAACTTCTTTCTCAAAAATGTCTTGTCTAGTTGATAAAAATTGCCCAAATTTTATAAACGCGGGTCCTAAAGTATTTAGTTCATTTTTCATCCATTTACCAAATACTGGCTTCGGTTGAATACTATAACGTATTTTTGATTCACCTATAAAACGTACTAAACGTAAAGGTCTGTATATATCAATTAGATTCATTAATAATTTTTAATTATTATTATCTTATATTGTTAAATTATTTAAAAAAATAATGTTTTTATTATATAAAATGGCAACAATTTTAAATAATATTAATAACAATCCAGTATGGCAAAAAGTTGAAAAAAAAATACAATCTAGAAGAGCATTATTAGAATCTAATCGTAAAATGGTATCTGAAAAATCTAAAAAAGATTTTGATAGTATCTTAAAAAGAGAACGTGAATTCAGTAGTTTATTAATTAAAGCTATTATACCAATTGAAATAGAATGGGACGAAGAAGCTAAACAAAATTTAATAAATTCACTCCCTTTTACTGTTAAAATTTCATCTATTTTCAATGATAATGAAGAAGAAGTTATTCATGACGATACCGATGATTATGATAAGATTGATAAACTTAATTTAAATAAAATTCAATAAAAATAATACAAATATAATTTAATATTTCTTATAAATATTTAATATTGTTTTGACTGATTTACTTCTTTCTACATGATTCTCAGTGAATTCTATCAGACCAAAATCACTTTCTACATCTGATGATAATTCCATATCAACTGATGCAAGTTTGAACTTTGTTATAAAATCTGAAAAACCATTATTTTGATAACCTCTATCATGTTGATATGGGTCTCCTGTTATTACTAATTTACTTTCCATACCTACACGTGTTAATAACATGAGCATCTGTTGTACTGTACTATTTTGCATTTCATCTGCACATATCCATGCTCTATCAAATGTTCTACCTCTCATATATGCTAATGGGCATATCTCGATTTGTTGTTTTAAAATCATTTGTTTAACTTGTTGTGGTGATATAAATTTATAAAATACATCATATATTGGTCTCATCCATGGATCCATCTTGTCTTCTAATGTTCCTGGAAGAAATCCATGCTCTTCATCTACTGAAACAGCTGGTCTAGTTATAATTAATCTTTCAACTTCTCCACTTAACAATTTTTTAATACCAATCGCATTACATAAATATGTTTTAGCAACTCCTGCTGGACCTGATGATATTATTACTGATCTTTGAGGATCTTCTAAATATTTTATGTATTTTTCTTGTATTGGGTTTCTGGCTCTTATTGGTACATTATCAAATTTACTATTAAAAACTGGAGATGAAGTATAAGAGTATGAAGAAGGAAATACATCTTCCTCATCAGAATAGTAATCATCTTTATATTGACGTCTATTCTTGGATTTCCCGCCCATCCTATTTATGCGAGATAACATTATTTTGGGAAGAGCCATTAATTTTTTTGCTGAATCTAAATTACCTTTAGCTAATGTAAGCCGCGCTAACATATATTATAATTATATTTATTAATCAAATCTAATAACACACGGTATATTTGATGTTATTTGAAACACCTTGTTTTCTTCTTTTTTTGGTATTATATTTGTAATATTTTTAACTGATTTTTGATACAAACCCATGTGATTTTCTATCTCTTGAATATTTAAATTAATATAATCTAATACATGATTATGTATTATCCATTTAAAGAAATTTAATTGCCCAACTGTTGTCTCAATTGAAACTGAAGGTTCTTGTGATATTTCAAATAATATACGATTATGACGTCTAAAAGGATCAAAATACATTTTTGTATATGCTTGTAATTGAGCCCGATATTCATGATATAAATTAAACTTTCTTAAATTATTAATTTCTGTATAATCAAAATATACTTTATCATTCTCATCATCAATCCAATAAATTATTTGTTTACTTTTTGCATAATGTGTAACAAACCAATCAAGAACTCTTAATGATACTTTTGATGATGCCCCTGAAGAATCTTTTGATGATGCCTGTGTTGAAATTATATCAATCAATTTCTTTTTGTTATTTGAATATTTGTTATAATAATTCTTTAAAGAATCTAATAATAAAGTATGACATTCATTTGCCATATTTACGACTAGTGTATTAAGAATATTATGGTAGCTTATCTTTAAATAGCAGTAATTTTGTTATGATAGAATCATTGCATATTAATAAATATTATTCTGATTCCTATATGTCATCAAATATAGGTACTTTTTTTGAACATGATGATTCATGGACTATTATTAATTCAAATGAATCAAAAATTATTTATCATAATAATATATTATTAGCAAAAATTATTAGAAAAGTAATACCTGATAATATATGTCAATTAGGATATGATAATTTTATTGATGCTGCAAAAATAATATCAACAAATCGTGGATCCGCTGCTGGACAACAATCACGAATTATTAAAAATAAATATGATCAAGGTATTCCTGTTAATTCATCTATTATTGGATATATGAATAGTACAAATCATAAAAGACCTTGTAGATTAACTGAATTTACTAAAAATAATATAAATAAATTTGAAAATGCTCATGAATTTGTAGCTACAATAAATAATTTATTTGAAATTCATGTTCCTGATAAATATGCAAAACAATATAATAAAGCCCTTGAAACTGATTTTCATATTAAAAATACTGCTTTTAGCACCATTACAGTCAATTATAATTTTAGAACAGCTTTGCATAAAGATTCTGGTGATTATTCTGACGGTTTTGGTAATATTGTTGTTATTAAGAAAAATATTAATGGTGGTTATTTACTGCTTCCTCAATATAAATTAGCTATTGATTTAGATACTGGTGATTATTGTGCATTTAATGTTCATGAATGGCACTGTAATTCTAATATTATTCAACCTGAAATTAATTTAAATTCATATAGATTATCTTTTGTTTTCTATCTAAGAGACAAATTAGAAAAATGTAATAAAATTAATAATAATCTTCAACAAATTACTGGGAATTTAGATGGAAAACAATGGAATACTGAATTGATATTTAAAGAAATATTTAAAGAATGCGATAAATTACCTGGAAAAGAATACATATCTAGTAATAATAAATGGTGGCAAATGAAGTCAAATAAATATTTACTTGAATATAAAAATAAAAGATACAGATTGTTTGATTTAGAAAAAGATGTCGTTATTCATAATTTAATGAATGCATGGGAGTACATTAGCACTAGCATTAATGCTAATTAATTTTTTTTTAATAATCACCGCCAATTTCTAATGGACGACGATTAATATCAGAATATTCAATTGTACTGACGTTCCATGGGGAAATTGCAAGACGTGGATTTGGTGGTTCAGAGCGAAGTTGTTGATTGGAATTCTTCATGGAAGATCCAACAGTGTTAATACCTATATGATATCCAGCAGTTAAGAAATTTTGATCTGAAATATCACCTTGGCCAGATGGATTCATTTGAGCCCAGCGACTATTTGCTGCATCACTTGGTAATAAATCAGATGATGTTAAGCGATCTCTTGGATAACATGAAGATACTGGAGCCATTGGTGCAGATACTACTGGATTATACATTTCATTGCCAACTCCTGAATCAGAAGCATTTACTGATGGATAACCAGCTTGAACTGGATTTAAATTTGTTTTGGCATCTGCAATTGCTGCAATTGATGTATCTGGCATTTGATTAAGTGGTGCTATGGGTGGGGGACTAGCGAATTTTTCAATATTATATCCCTTAATATTACCTCCTGTTTGGGCACGATTATTACTTGTTGAAAATAAAAATCCTAAAAGAACGATGATTACAAGTATAGAAAATGGAACTAATGGACTCATATTACTAGCCATACTTTACAATATCTATATTCTATCGTAGATAAAATTATTTTACAACTTCAAAGTTCCATTATAATATTTTGAAATCTGCTTGGATATTTTAGTAAAAGAAGAATTCCAAAAATTATCTGCGGTCGTTATATTTTTAGTATCTTCATATTCTTTGATTAAATCTTTCTTAAACTTTTCTAATAAATCAAGTTTATTTTTTAAAATTTCACAATCCTGATTTACTGACGTTTCAAATTCTTTTATACTATAATCCCATTCATTTTCTATCTCTGATTTTGTAGCTACAATCTCATCATCATTTATATATTTATCAGAATCGTATATCTTCAATATTCTAACTATCCATTTCAATCCAAATTTATCTTTGTAGAAAAATATACCCTCACATTCTATTTCAACATTTATAATATGCGTATTATTTATCTTAATATCTGTTAAATTTTCTATCAAATTATCATTGTAATAAATTATTGGTAATTTCACATCAGATATTAATAAACTTATTACGGAATTTTTACTGTTAAATGATTCTCTAAAATATCCTGAAATTAATTCATCTGTTAAATTATTATTAAACCATATATTATTATATTTAAGAACAGTCTCAAAAATATCTTTATCTATTAAATTTATCTTATTTATAATATCAATATTATTAATAAATAATTTTAATACTTCATTATCAGAACTATTTCTTTTAATACTTATGAAACTTGTGTTATTAACTGTTATTTTTATATTTTTATTATTTTGTCTAACATAACTAATATAATAATTAATTTTTTTAGCTGGTTTATGTACCGTATAAGATGATAATTTAACTTTATCCATGTCTAAATGATAAAAAGGGATTTCTCATGTTAAATATAACGCAAATGTCTGATTATTTAAAACTAATATTTAATCTACTTAAAAAAGAATTATTAACCGTTGAATTACAAAAAGAAATTTTACAACCTATGATTACATGGATTTTATTAAAAATTCTACCATATGTTATATGCATAATTATATTAAATTTCTTTTTGACTATTTCTGCTGTATCTCTTGTTTTATATCTTTATAAATAAATATTATCTTGCTTTATTGTATAAAATAAGAATATGGCAAAAGGAGGAAAAGAAAATGGTGGTTTTGCTGCTGAAGGTGTAACTGCTGCCGCATTATTAGCTGCTGCTGCTGCAGCGTACAAAAAAAGTAAAAATACTCCCGTTGATGATATCGTTCGTAAATTTTCTCCAATCAAAGGAGGAATGGGTCTTGAAATGAATGGTGGTCGCAGACGTCGTGTTCGTCGTGGTGGTGAAGGTGAAGGTGAAGAAGCTGAAGGTACTCAACAACCACCATCTGCTGATTTACAATATGCAATGAATACAAACCAAGCTGCACCAATGGCTGGTGGTCGTAAAAGAAGAAGCAAGAAAAAGGGAGGTTTCTTAAAAGAATTCTTCCAAGCTGATAATTTCAATTTACCAACTGGTGGTAATATTCAAGAAAAATTCACTCAACCAGGTGAATTACCTATTAGTCCAGTAGCAACTGATCAACCAGGTTGGTGGCAAACATTCAAAGATCAACTTGGTGCAGATCCACGTGTTTCTCCAGTTATAGGAACTTTAGCAAATAGTTATCCAGCTGCTGCTCAAGGTTTCGCATCATACGATTGGAATACCCCAGGTGCTGCTGCATCACGTGCAACAATTGCAGCACAACAAAATGCTTTAAATTTCCAAGGACCAACTGTTGGTCCAACTGCAGTAAATGTTCAAGGTCAAAATATTAATGCAGCATTAGCTGTTCAAAATCAAGATGCTGCTATTAAAGGTTTAAATGCTTGGTTATCTGAAGTAAAAAGTGTTGAAGCACATACTAAATTACCATTCTATCAAAGTGATTTAAATAATTTAGATAAAATTGCATTTGATACTGAAGCTGCTACTTATTTAAAAGGTTATCCAAATGCAACTACTATGCCATGGCATAAACCTGTCCTCAATATAGCTGATGGATCTGTAGGTACTTTAGGTAATGCAGGTGGTTATCAAGCAGCTCCTTATTGGGCACCACCATCTCCTTCATGGACTAATGCTATTACAACACTTGGTGCAAAATCGACAGCAATTCCAGGAGCTATGATACCTGGTCAATATGTTGGTGATGACGGTTATGGTAATGCTCAATATAGTTCACCTTCTCCAGGTCCATCAATTAATACTATAACTGATAAAAATGGTATAACAATTAATACTAAAGATTTAACCAATCTTGGACCAGGTGGAACACTTACACCAAATACTTTAACAGATTTAACTGGTCCAAGTGTGCCAAGTTATCAACAAGTTGGAGCAGTTTCACCAACTGGAGGAGTTCCTATTTCAGCAGATGTTTTAGCTCAATACAATACTGGACAACAAAGTCTTGCAGGTCAAGCATCAACTGCATGGAACAATAATTTACAAAAACAAGCTCTTGCTAATCAAGCACAATCATCTGGAAGCTGGAACTGGAATCAAATTATATCTAACCCAAATACTACTATTGCTCAAATTCAAGCTTTAAATCTAAAAGCAGCAAATGATGCAGCTGCTGCAACTGCTTCAACCGCATGGAACCAAAATTTACAAAACCAAGCAGCTGCAGGACTTGCTTCAGCATCATTACGCAATCAAATACAATATTGTGAAATTAATCCATCTGACCCAGTTTGCAATCCTGCTGCTAATGCTGCTCCAGTTCCAGCCAACGCTGCTCCAGTTCCAGCTAATGCTGCTGCAGTTCCAGTTCCAGCCAATGCTGGTACTGGAACTGGAGCACCAATAAGTGGTGGTGGTAGACGCAAAGGATCATCTGCCAAATCCAAAAAATTATTAGCAGGTGCTGTTGAATTAGGTGGATTATTAGAAAGTATTTCTAAAAAACTCGCAAACCAACAATTAGGTGGCAAAAGACGCAAAGCCAAAAAAGGTGGTGATGATATGATGCCAATGAAATCAGAAATGGGTGGTGATGAAATGATGAAAATGATGTCAATGGGCGGTGACTGCGGTGGTAACATGAAATGGGGTGGTAATGTTTTAGAAAGTGCCGCAAATGCCATAACTGGTGGTAATATGACTGGTGGTAAAAAAAAAAGATCTTCAAAGAAATAAATAAAGGTGGAAATTATAATGATAATCATAGTCCAAGTGTGAATAATTTTCCAATAGATACAAGATCTGCACAAGCTGCAATATTGTCATCTCTTAGAGGTGGTAATGATTATGATGAAGATGATTATGATGAAGATGATTATGATGAAGATGATTATGACGAAGAACCAAATCAAGATGATGAAAATGATTATGATGAAGATGATTATGATGAAGATGATGATTATGACGAAGAACCAAATCAGGATGATGAAGATTATGATGAAGATGAAGAACCAGAAGAAGATAATTATAATGGTTCTGGTGGTACTAATGGTAAAGATGCAATTATAAATGCATTGACTAAACTTACTGGAGGCAATTATAAAAAATTACCAAAAACAAATAGCAAATTTTTTAATTACTTTTAATTTAATATTTCATTCGCATATATTTTTCATTCACATACATATGCGATAAACAATTTAATTCTTTTTCAGATATTTCTGGATTCTCAGACTTATGTTTTACAATAAACCACAATCTTGTCATCGCTTTATCATTATTTTCATGACTTAATTTATCAATAATATACATTGTATTTTTATATCGCACACATATTGAATCTTTATTAGTCTGCATTATTATATTTATTAATATGCGTACTCTTTATTTCAATTTTTATTTAACTAATATTTAGTAATGGATATTTCACATATTATTGATGAAACCATATTAGATGCAAAGAATCAATCATCATTAATCTTAGATTCTGAAAAAAGTACTGAAAATTTTGATATTCATTTTCCTCCATCTGAATCCATTAAAATAAATCCTGAATCTCAAGTCAAATTAACTGAAGATCTCTGGAAAGATACTGGTTTTGAAGAATGGTCAAAAACTCAAACAAAATTATTTGGTGGCAATAAGCTTTTAATAAACAAACTAAAAAATCCAACTTCCAATAAAAAAGATATTATTGCCATACAAAATAACATTAAAAATTTACCTGATTTAAATAACCATCTTGATGAAATCGCTAAATTAGAAAATGATGTCTTGTGGCTTGTAAATTTAAATTCTTTACAAAAATCATGGCCTCTTAATCTTCTTTTCCCTCTATCATTTCCTTTGAAATATCTTAATAATATACCTTTACTTGTTGAAGTATTTCATTTATATAAATGTTTCATTTATCCAGCTATTACTATTATATCTCCTATTACAACTGTAATTGGTCCATATATATATATTAATAGAACTCTTAAAATGCAAATTAAATTCAAAGATTATCTTGGTTTCTTACTTTCTGCTTTTAAAAGCAGTCTTCAAACTTCTGGTAATATGAAAGTTGATAGTTTCAAATATCTTTCAATATTTATGTATATATTTTTCTATATTTACAATATTATACAAACTTTTGAATCTGCTGTCATGTTTTATAAAATCAGAGCAGACTTAAAAAAGAAAATGGCAAATATTAATAAATTTGTAGCTACATTTTATAAAATTAAAGAAATAACAAATGAACCATTATCAAATGAAGAAACAATTAGTATATTACCAGGATTATCTGGATTTTATCAAATAGCTCAAGATCAACTTCTTAAAAATAAATTAAAAATTATTCTATCTTATCTATACGAAATAGATACACTTAATGTTGCTAAAAAATTAATAGATGAAAAAATATGCTGTTTTGCAACATTCTCTAAAAAATTCACAAAAATGACTGATATGAACCATGTACAATTTGGTAATAATGGTATTAAAAATCCAATGTCACTTGCAAAGAACTTAATTATTACTGGCCCTAATGCAGCTGGTAAAACTACTTATATTAAAAGCATATTTACAAATACAATACTTGCACAAAGTCTGGGCATCGCTTGTGCAAAATCTGCTAGAATTAAAATTGTACATGTTATTGGTTCTTTTATGAGAATATCTGATGATTTAGGTAATAAAAGTTTATTTGAAGCAGAAATTCAAAGATGTAATGAATTAATTAAATATGCTGAAGAAATATCATTTTGTTCTAAAAATGCATTATTCTTCTTTGATGAACCAATGCATTCTACACCACCAATTGAAGGAACCGCAACAACAATTGCTGTTTCTGAATATTTATCTAAATTACCAGGTATTCGATTATTATTAACAACCCATTATTTTGAAGTTACCACACTAGAAGGTAAATATCCAAAAGAATTTAAGAATCTTTCTATGGAAGCAATACCATTATCTGATAATAAATTCAAATTCCCATATTTAATAAAAGAAAATCCATCTTATCAATGTATCGCATTAGAATTACTAGAAATTAATGATTTCCCAGAAACTATAATCTCTCGTGCGATTGAAATTAAAAACAAATTATGTAAGAATAAATTAAATGAATTCAGCCTCTAGTCCAAAATTATCTATTCCTTCTATGCCAACCATCAATAATATACAACTTTTATTACAAATACAAATCGCACTTGTTGGTATTATATTAGTTGCAGGTCTTTTCTTCCTATGGAAAGCATTAACTCGTGTTGATGAAAAGATTGATTTATTAGCATTTCAATTCAAAAAAATTACAGTTGCTCAAACAGCAACACCTCCCGCAACACCATCAAATCCTCTTATGCAAGTAATTGATCAAATGATGGGTGGTGGAATGCAAATACCAATGCAAATGTCTTTCCCACAATCACAACAAAATGATTTTGTAATTCATCAAAATAGCGATAATAATGATGATGATGAAAATGAAGATGATGAAGATGAAGATGATGATGATGACGAAGATGATAATCCTCCACAATTATTACAAGGTAGTTCTGCTACATTTGTTGTATTCACTTCTCAACAATCCTCACCACCTCCACAAACTTCATCAAGTGAATTCAAAATAGAAGATATCACTGAAGAAGAAGACAAAAAAGAAAAAGAAAAAGAAGATAAAAAAGAAAAAGAAAGCGCAAAATCAGAAGAATTAACCAATCCATTATCAAAAAGCAAATTAAGCAGTATGAAAGTTGAAGAATTAAGAACTTTATGCAGTGATCGAGGATTATCAACTGATGGTCTTAAACCAGAACTAGTAAATAGATTATTAGGTATTCGTGAATAGAAACTAGAAAAATTATTTTATTTTTTTTAATTTTATTGTATATCATTATTTTTTAATTTTATTGTATATTATTATAGGAAAACAATATGAGCTCAACAAGCACTTGCCAAACATATTGCAATGCACAAAATCAATTACCACCTTGCCCAATTAGAATGCAAGATGCACGTAGTTTCACTGATTACAGACCAAGATGCGCAGTTAATGCAGAATTATTAAATCAATTATCTATCCAAAACATGGTAAGAAGTTCATATGAATCAAGAGTATATTTACAACATAATTCTGATATGCTTATGATGCAAGACCAAAAGAAAGCTGTTGATTCAATTGTTCCATGTGCCCCATGCAATAGACCATTCAGTGATCCAGGTACTATGGAACCAGAAAGATACTCTGTATTCTGTGATAGCGTATCTTGCTCTCGCACTGAAACTAACCCATTAGGTATTGGTGATGGACGCAGATATTAAGTAATCAGCTAATTAACGCAGATATTAAGTAATCAGCTAATTAACGCAGATATTAGATAATCAGCGCAGATCTCAAATAAAATACTTATTTTTTCTATATTCTTAGAGTAAGATTGATATGAATATTCCATATGAAGATGAACATGTAAGCATTCAAATGAATATTGATAGTTGTTATAAAACTGTAGGAATTAGTGGCATTATTAGAAGTCCAGAATTATATTCATCGATGCAAATTATTGCAGCTAATCCAGCAGCATTAATTACATCTTATGCAGGATCTGGATTACCTTTTGGTTCTCTTGATGAAGCTTTCAGTGGCACTAAAAATATTACTTATGCTACTTCTGATGGTGTATTTTTTGCAAATTTTAAATACCCAAATTCTTATTATACATGGGATGCATGGACAAAAGTAAAACCATCAATTTTTGTAAATTTAACTTCCAAAAATCCTACTACAAAAAATGTATTAGTTTGTATCGGTATGCCAGATCCATTTCCACTCAGAACACTCAATTATAGACAAGGATTTTATAAAGGACCAATATTTGATTCTTATAAAGAAGATGTTGTTCCTATCGCTGGTGCACAAGCTACTATGATCAATATTGCTAATGCTAAAGTAAAATATGATATCGGTATGTAATAATTATTAATTATAACTATTAAATATCTTTCAAATATTTTAAATAATAGATAAAATTAACTACTAAATATTATTATAATATAACAACACAAAAATAATCAAAATAATCAAAAATACTAAAATAATCAAAAATAAACTAATAAAAATATTAAAATTAAGAAGGTCGGCCTTCACTTACACATGATGACTGATCATATCTTTCTGGCATAAATGAATGATATATCTTATCATTTCCCAAAAATGCCTCTCTTTGCATTCTTTTTGAATACTTAAATACACATCTATCTACTTCTGATTCTTTTGCAAGTAATAAAACTATCAATGATTGCAATGGTGCATCTCCCCATCTATAATAGAAAATAGATCCATCTTTATCAATCTCTTCAATTATTTTTTGTACTTCTGGTTTTAACCAAAATGATGTTTTTGTTATAAAGAAATTATTATAATATATCAATGGTGAATCTAATTTAAATTCATGTGTTGGTTCTGGTAATGGTTTTTCATTAATTGATAATAATCTTCCAAAATGATAAAATCTAAAATCTTTCATATCAATCTTTTGTTCAACAAATATTTTATTCAATTTATCTTGAGATTCTGTATCTTTAAAATTTTTCATAAAAAACTTCTTCATTCCATAACAACATATACCACAATCCATATGCACAAAATTTGAACTATATACCAATTTCTTCTCATCCATCCATGAAAATAAATCATTTTTAATTGGCTCTTCAATAATTGAGTCATCATCTAATCTCATTGCATAATCATAGCTTTTTGCATATTTTGAAAAATGTATCATCCACCAACGACACATCATTCTATATTTATCATTTCTCCAATAAGATGTTGCCTTTGTATTAATACATGCTGTCAATCTATCAGCATCAATATGAGACGGTAATTTAAAATCATCAGGATCTAATGCACGAAAAGATACTAATGATCTGCATGATGCTCTTATTGACATAATAATATCAGTTTGCGAAACTGTGTTATAATCACCTTCATGTAATATAATTACTGGATACTTGTATTTATCATTGAAATTCTTGAATAAAAAATATAATGATGTCTTTAAATATACTCGTCGCACTTCAGTATTTTGCGTCAGATAAAATATAGCAGCATTCATCTTTAATAATAAAAATAATCATTCTTTTAAATAATTATTTAAAATAAAAGAATGATTATATTATAAGAATAAAATGAAATCTATGTTAATTACTTCTATCAAAAATAATGATATTACAAATGTTAGAAAATTAATTGAAAAAGGTGCAGACATAAATATACAAAATGAATCTGGTGATACTGCTTTAACAAATGCAGTTATAAAGGAAAATTTTGAAATTTGTAAATTATTAATTGAAAAAGGTGCAGACATAAATATAAAAAATGAATCTGGTGAAACTGCTTTAATAAATGCAGTTAAAAAGGAAAATTTTGAAATTTGTAAATTATTAATTGAAAAAGGTGCAGACATAAATATAAAAAATAATTTTGGTATTACTCCTTTAATGTATACAATTGGTATTAATAATTATGAAATTTGTAAATTATTAATTGAAAAAGGTGCAGACATAAATATAAAAGATGAATCTGGTGATACTGCTTTAACAAATGCAGTTATAAAGGAAAATTTTGAAATTTGTAAATTATTAATTGAAAAAGGTGCAGATATAAATATTCAAGATGATATTGGTGATACTGCTTTAATAACTGCAATTAAAAAAGTAAATTTTGAAATTTGTAAATTATTAATTGAAAAAGGTGCAGATTTAAATATACGAAATGGAACTGGTGATACTGCTTTAATAACTGCAATTAGAAAAAGAAATTTTGAAATTTGTAAATTATTAATTGAAAAAGGTGCAGATATAAATATTCAAGATGATATTGGTTATACTGCTTTAATAACTGCAATTAAAAAAGGAAATTTTGAAATTTGTAAATTATTAATTGAAAATGGTGCAGATTTAGATTTAATAAATAAAGAAGGAAGAACAGTATACTATTATGATAAAGAAGGTATTATTAATCGTTATTTTAAAAAAAAACTCCAGCTATTCTTCATTATGATGATACTTATGAAGATAAAAATATTACATATGATGTAATTAAACCAACTAATTTAATCATTTTACATAAACAACAATATGATTATAATAATTTAAAAGAATATATTAATTATGGAAAAAATTTTATACCACATAATCGTAAAAATATAACTTTAAATTTACTTGCAGAAATTTATAAAATTCAACATCCAAGTATAAATGATAAAATTATTATTATGAAAGTTGAAAATTTTACTATTTATTATGATTATGAAGGTCTTAAAAAATATGTAGAATTACATCATCATTATCCTCATTTAGGTGAAGAACCAAAAACTGTTGATGATATTGACAAAGATGGAATATTTAGAAAACTTAAAACTAGTAGTTTAAGAAGTAAATATTTAACTCCAATTTCAACATCAAAATCTAAATCAATTCGTAGTCCAAAAACAGCAATTTCTGAATTTACAGCTTTTAAAGAAAATGTTGATAAAAAATTTAAAACAAAAAAACTTGCACCAAATGCAAGTAAAAGAATTATTGAAAAAATAAAAACAGTTTAATTTAACTGAAAAGAGATTCTAAGAAATTCTTGCTTTTTACTGATCCATTTGCGTCATTTTTGTTTTTTGGTGTATTCACAGAAATTGGTGTATATTTTAATTCTTGTATGCTTGATGATGCTTGTACTGGTTTCTCCAAATTCAATTCTTTTAATTTCAATGGACTACATTGATTTAATTCTTCTTCCATTAATGGATCAACTTTCTTATTATAATTAACAACCCATGGATTAGATCCAATACTTGGTCCAGGTTTCTTATAACTTCCTGCAGATGTCTTGCATTGATCTAATTGTGATTGCAGTCCTTGTGCTTGTTCATTTTGAGCTTGTAATGATTGTATTTGTGCAGTTGATTGTAAATTAGTTAATTGTAATGTAGCTACACCACCCATTTCATAATTGAAATAATCTGATACTTGTTGTAATTCATATTTAGATAATAAACTATTATAATATAAAAATACATATAACTGTGCATCCATTGATTGAGCTCCTTTATTAATTGCAATTGGTGTTAAACCTAATACAATTGGTTGATCTGTATTCATCTCTATTGTTGCAACATTTTCTGTTGATCCTATATAAAAATAGAATATTGAATTGGGTTTATTATAAATAAATGTATACGTTGTAACATATCCATTAGACATTAATGTTGTATTTGGAATTACCCATCTGTAATTAATATTTTGATTACCTATAATTACTTCTACTATTGAATTATTAGAATCTTGTTGATAAATTGCAATGCGAACCATATTTGGTGTTTCTGCATACATTTGATACCATATTATACTATTACCACTATTGAATGTCAATGAATTTATCTTCATATAAAATATTATTGTAAATGAATCTAATATATTGTTATTTGATATAAGTGATAATGTATTTGAGGGTGGACCATACAATTGTATATTTAAAAGTCCTAACCCATCATCACTATTAATACTAGTTGGTACATTATCACCTTTAATATTATATTTGATAGTTTGATTATTATAATCACACCAAGTATTTGTATCACACCAGTAAGTATTATTTACAATAGCTACACTTCCTTGTTTTGGTTTTCCAACAATTGTAAATGCAGTAGCACCTTGAAATATTTGTAATATCTGTTCTTTATTTTGTGCTACATGTAATATACTATCTAAATTTGTTAAAGCTGCTGTTGATTGTGATAATTGTGGATAAGTAATATTAAATGTAACTAATGTATTATTATTTGTATCATTTACTGCATTTGTAGCTATAACAGTATTTTGTGCTAAATTTAATATACTTTGAAGTAATGATTCAATACCTGTTGATTTTATAATTGTTAAATCAGTTGTATTATTAGAATTGAAACTGTAAATTACAGTAATTGTATTTCTTGGATCAATGCTTTGAATATTGAATGAATTTAAATATAATTTAATATTATTTGGTTGAACTAATGATACTTTTTGTTCAATAATTTGTGGTGCAGATAGCACTAGTGGTGATTGAGCTGGTGGATTTGATGATGTATCAGGAGATATATCAGGAGATGGTGGGGGTGATACTACTAACTCATTACGAATACTTCCTAAGTTTTGATTTACATTCTTAGCATTCAATGGAACTACAGAAGATGCTTTCTTTTGATTATAATTCCATGATGCAGAAGCAGTTGCGTTCATTGCAGCAGCTGCAGATTGTTGAGCAACTGCATTAATTGCATTTAAATTAGCTGATGTTCCTGCTTGTTGTTGATTATAATTCCATGATGCTGAAGCACCTGCATTTGCTGTTGGATTAGATGATTGTTGATTATTATAATTCCATGATGCTGATGCAGTTGCAACTGTTGCTTGTTGGGCAGCTGCATTTGCTGTTTGTGATTGATTATAATTATAACTAGCTGATGCTGTAGCTTGATTTGCTGCTGCATTAGTTGATTGTTGAGCTGCTGCGTTAGCTGATTGAGTTTGATTATAATTATAACTAGCTGATGCTGCTGCATTAGCTGCTTGTTGGGCTGCTGCATTAGCTGCTTGTTGGGCTGCTGCATTAGCTGTTTGTGTTTGATTATAATTATAACTAGCAGATGCTGTTGCAATAGTTGCTTGTTGAGCTGCTGCATTAGCTGATTGTGTTTGATTATAATTATAACTAGCTGATGCCATTCCAACATAATCTATATATGGATTTGTAACTGAACTTATAATTACAAAACCATCACCTGTATTATAACCTCCTGATACAGTTGTTATTTTTGAATCTGGTATTGATGAAGTATATTGCACTGCTGTATTGCCAGATGTTGTAGAATCATATGATCCTCCACCGCCACCTGGTAAAAAATAAGGTGAATTTGATGGAGTTGTTCCTCCTGCACCACCTGAATAACCACCTGCACCACCTCCGCCCCATGACACTGGACTACCATGTGAAGAATCCATTCCTCCTCCTCCACCAAATCCTCCTGGAAGTTTACTATTATCTGTTGATATACCTGATCCTACACCACCATTTATAAATGAATAAGCTATTTGAGGAGGATTATTTGTATTAGATGCATTTCCAGTAAATCCTGCACCACCATCAGGTCCAGATGGTCCCAATCCAGCACCCCATCCAGATGGTCCCGCATTTCCGTTAGTTCCACCTGCATTTCCCCAATTTGCTCCAAGTGTACTATTACCAGCAGTCGTAACAATACCATTACTTGCATTTTGCATCATTGTACCTACAATTTGTCCACCTCCACCACCTGCACCTGCAACTAATAATGGAATATTTGTAGATTTAACAACAAATGTACCACCTCCACCTGTTCCACCTCCAGATGCTCCTGTCCATTTAGTTCCTTTTTGACCAACCAATATTTTTATTATATCACCTTGATTTAAATTTACAGTATTTGATACTACTATACCTTTACCACCTGGTGCATTTATTGGTGTATTTGGTGCACTATAAGTTCCTAAATAATAAGAATCACCTCCTGCTGCACCACCAGCAATAATTTGATAACTACCTGTCGCTGGAACTGTCCATGTTTGTATTCCTTGATTTGATGACATATCAATTCCATATTTTGTTACGATATCATTTCCATAATAACTTTGCATTTGTGATTTAGTTGGACCATTTGCTCCTTTTGCGCCACATGGTGTAAATGTAAATGACCATCCTGCACCTGATGTGTCAAATTTCTCTAATAAATATTGATTATATTGTGGTCTCACGTATTTTACGTATAATACTACAATAACAATGAATCCTATGAGAAAAAGTATTATTCTCATTACTCTGTTATTTTATTACAAAAAAAGGATTTAATTATATTCTAGATTACTTATTATTTATACTTATTGGCGTATATTTTAAACTTGGATTGCTTTTAGTACCTATCAATGATCCATTTGCCAAATTTAACTCTTTCAATTTAAGTGGGCTGCATTGATTTATCTCAGACTCCATTAATGGATCTAATTGTTTATTATAATTAACATTCCATGGACTTGGACCAGGATTATATGGTTGTTTATGTTTTATAACCGATCCTGATGCATTCGCATTTAAACATTGATTCAATTGACTTTGAATTGCATTTTGTGATCCTTGAGCTGCTGTTAATTCTGTTGTTAATGTTTCTAATTTTTGTAAAACTTGTGAATTACTTTGAGTTAATGCACCCAATCCTCCGTATTCATAATTAAAATATTCAGATAATTGTTTTATTTCAGCTATCGATAATATACTATTATAATAAATAAATGCATATAATTGTGCATCTAATGTTTGTGAGCCTTTATTAATTGCAATTGGTGTCAAACTTAATACTATCGGTGCATCTGTATTCATCTCTATTGTTGCTGTATTTACCGTTGATCCTATATAAAAATATAAAGTTGATTGTGGTTTATTATAAACAAATGTATACATCGTAATATTTCCATTTGACATTAACGTTGTATTTGGTATTATCCATCTATAATTTATATTTTGATTACCAATTATTGCTTCTACTATTGAATAATTAGAATCTTGTTGATAAATCGCAAATCGTATCATATTTGGTGTTTCTGCAGACATTTGATACCAAATAATACTATTATTATCATTAAAAATCAATGAATTTATCTTCATGTAAAATGCAATTGTAAATGACTCTAATACATAATTATTTGTTGATAATCCTAATGTATTTGATGGTGGTCCATATAATTGTATATTTAAAAGTCCTAATCCATCTACACTGTTAATATTTGATGGAACATTATTACCTTTAATATTATATTTAATATTTGGATTATTATAATCACACCAGCTATTTGGTGCACACATATATGAATTATTAATAATTATTGCTTTTCCTTGTATTGGTTTACCAACTAATTTAAAGAAAGTAATTCCATTTAATATACTAAAAATTGTAGCTATATTTTGTGGTATTTGTATTATATTATCAATATTTGTTATAGCTGCATTAGATTGTGATAAACTTGGATAAGTAATTGCAAAAGTAACTATTGCATTATTATTTACATCAAAATTAATACTATTTGCAATAACACTATTTTCATCTAAATTAAGAATATTTGCAAGTGTCTGTTCTATTCCTGTAAATTCTAATGTTTGTAAATCAGGTATATTTGAACTATCAAAACTATAACTAATTGTAATTATATTTCTTGGATCTGATATTTGAATATTAAATGCATTTAAATATAACTTAATATTGTTTTGTTGAATAATTGTTAATGGCTCTTTTGGTGCTAAAATAATTGGTTGATTTGTAGCTACATTTATTAATTTTGTAGTAGGAGGTGGAGTTGTATATTGAGATAACGAAGATGAATTTATACTTGATACAGATGAATTTAATATTTGATCAATACCAGTTGAAGAAATTTGTAAAGCTTGTGCAACTGGTGTAGATAAAGCACCATTGGATATAGAACCTGAACTCTGGGCCAAATCAGAAGAACCTTGTGATGATACATTAGCAGAACCTTGTGATGATACTAACGCTGTTGCTATTGATGTTTGACTCATTGAACCAGAAGCTGTAGCTACATTTGTATCAAAATTTTCAAATAATTTATTTTTATATTTTAAAAAAACTATTATTACTAGAATAAATCCTATGATAAAAAGTAATATTTTCATTACTCTGTTGTCTTATTAAAAAAAAAGGATTTAAAATTTATCGTGATCCTCTACTTCTGGTATTTTGTGCTTGAGGTGGTCCTTCAATATTTATTGGTTTATATGATAATATTGGTGCGGTTTCTTGACCTCTTTTACTTCCTTTACCAAATGTTAATTCATTAATTTGTAATGGACCACATTCTGATAATTTAGATTCAAGTGCTTTATTAGTATCATAAGTTGTATTATAATTTACAACCCATGGATTTGGTGGTATAGCTGGTTGTGATGGAGGAACTGTTATTGTTTTTGTTGCTATACTTCCATTTGCACAATCACTACATCCAATTTCTTGTTGACAAGAACTAATATTATTTTGTGTATTTTGAATATCTGATTGTAATTGTTGTATATATGCAATCGCTTGTAAGTTATTTTTTTGCAATATTGGTATTCCACCAAGTTCAATTTGACAATATTGTGTCAATGCATTTAAATCAGTTGTTGATAATACTGTATTATAATATATAAATGCATATAATTGTGCATCTAATGATTGTGCACCTTTATTAATTGCAATTGGTGTTATACTTAATACTATTGGATTTGCTGTATCAACTTCTAAATTTGCAGTATAAATTGTTGTTCCAATATAAAAATTACAAACTGAATTATTTGCATCATATTGAAATGTATATAATGATGCATATCCATTAGACATTAAAGTACTATTTGGAATTGTCCATCTATAATTTGTATTTTGATCTCCAATTATAACTTCAACTATTGAGAAATTAGGATCTGGTATATTTTGATTCATTATTTGATAAATTGCTAAACGAATCATATTTGGTGTTTCAGCATACATTTGATACCATATAATACTATTTCCATTTGCAAATGATAATGAATTAAATTTCATTAAAAATACAATTGTAAATGAATTTAATATGTAATTATTGGAAGCATTTGATATTACATTTGAAGCAGGGCCAAATAATTGAATATTATTTATTCCCAATCCACTTGCAGTTGTAATTGTTGTTGGTATATTTTGACCTTTAATATTAAATTTAATATTTTTATTCATAAAATCACACCATGTATTTAAGCTACACCAATAAGTTGTATTTAATTGTGAAGCATCACCTTGTGTTGGTTTACCAATCATAATAAATGAATTGCAACCAATTAATACTGAATAAATCAATTTAGCATTTGATGGTAATTGTAAAGTAGCATCTATATTTGACATTGCAGCAGTTGATTGTGATAATTGACTATAAATAAGTTTAAATGTTACAATTGTATTATTATTAATATCATTAATTAAATTTGTTGCATTTACTGAATTATTATTTAAATTTAATATATTCCCAATTAAAGATTCAATACCTGTAGATTGAAAGATATCTAAATTATTTACTGTATAATTATTAAAACTATATGTAATTGTTATTATATTTCTTGGATCTGAATCAGTTATATTAAATGAATTAATATATAATAATATATCATTTGGTCTAATTATTGTATTTTGAGATAAAAACATTGATTTTTGTTGAGATGACAATGCAATTTGTGAAGATCCTGATGCAGATCCTCCATATGTATTTTGTTGTATATTATTTGCAGTTATATTGCCATCAATTGCAGTAGATTGCATTAAACTTGAAGCAGAACCATATCCTAATGAATTATTATATGAACCTAAAGAAGAATTATTTTCTTTATAATGTTTCATTGAACTCATTGCATTCTGTTGATGATGCATTGAACTCATTGCATTTTCTAGATGTTGCATTGAACTCATTGAACTCATTGCATTCTCTGGATGATGTATTGAACTCATAGCAGCTTGAGGATGATGCATTGAACTCATTGCATTCTGTTGATGATGTATTGAACTCATAGCAGCTTGAGGATGATGTATTGAACTCATAGCAGCTTGAGGATGATGTATTGAACTCATAGCAGCTTGAGGATGATGTATTGAACTTTTAGCGGCTGGATGAATTGATGGTGGTTTATTTTGATGAATTATATGTGATGAGCTTTTTGCATTTGATAATTTAGATGAATTTGGTATTATTGAACTTTTTGCATTTGGTGTTATCATAGAATGTATTGAACCATCTGCATTAATAATTCCATTACTAATTGATCCTTTTGATTTATTTTTATTAGAATGTGGTGGTATTGTTAATTTTTTATTAGCAAATCCTTCAATCGGATAAATACTAATATTATTTGATATTTGTGTATCAGTATTATTAGTAGCAGTTGTTGATAATGATGGTTCTATAGGTGCAATAGTTGATAAAATTTGTTGCATTTTTACATTATTATCTTGATATGCTGTATTATATCCAAATTGATTTGGATCACCAATATAATCTATTAATACATATCCAGATGCACTATTATAACCATTTATAGTATTTGGTAATGATATTGTAGATTGATTAAAATTATATGTATTATCTATATTTTTTGATATTGCTTTTTTAGAAACATAATTAGTTCCATTATATAAAGTACAATTACCAGAATTAGTGCCATCATAAGATGTTCCACCATAACCACCTGATCCATCAGTATTTGTATTACCACTAAAATATCCTCCTCCTCCACCGCCACTACCATTTATTGGATTATTATCATTCCCACCTCCAAATCCACCATATATTTTTGTAGATAAACTTACACTAAAATCAGATTGTACCATCATTGAATTATTATTTGAACTTATATTATCAATAAGTGCATTTTTTCCTTGTATTTGTAAACCATTTGTATCAATACTACCAACACCACCTCCACCACCTGCAATTAATATAATGCTTTTTTGTTTTAATAATGAATCATATCTTATAATAAAAGTTCCTCCTCCTCCGCCACCACCAACAAATGTATTTGGATTTGCACTATATCCTTTTTGTCCAATAATTATTATTAAATTATCTCCTTGATTTAAATAAATTGTATTCGAAATTAATACTATTCCATATCCACAATCTTGTCCAATTGCACATGATGTTCCACCACTTGCACCTGCTGCACCTGCTGCTATAAATGTATAATTACCAGCTTTTGGAACTACCCATATTTGAATTCCTGGACTTTTACTATCAATATAATAATTATCAGATGTTATCCAATTAAATTGTGGAATTGTATTATTAAAATAATTACTTATATAATGATTTTGAAAATTTATAAATCGACCAGGTATTGGACCTGAATACGCAGCCGTATCTAAAATTATCGGAAAATTATATATAATTTCATTTGATATAATTGATTTATTTATTATTGATTCAGATTTAGATGAAGGAGTTAATACAGGAGGAGTTGATACAATAGCATTTGTTGATGTAGCAGTAGATTGTATAGAAGGTGTAGATTCTGCTATATAAGATGATGATGGAGTCGTAATTGTTGCTGCTGATATTGATGGTGCAGATGGTATAGATTGTGTTGATTGTGTTGATTGTATTGATTGCGTTAATTGTGTTGTTTGTACAGATGGTATAGATTGTATAGCTGGTGTATTTTTTGTGATTTGTACAGATTGTAAATTTATTGAAGGGCTCTGTAATATATCAGTAATTGGTATTGTATTATCTTGTATCATATTCCAATTATAACTAGCAGAAGCCTGAGCAATAGCATTTGCAACTAATTTTTTATTCCAATTATAACTACCTGAAGCCTGAGCATTCGCAAGTATCTGAGCCTGAGTTGCAGCATTTTCAATCAATTGTTGATTCCAATTATAACTACCTGAAGCTTGAGCTACAGCATTTGCAACTAATTGTTGATTCCAATTATAACTACCTGAAGCCTGAGCATTCGCAAGTGCCTGAGCATTTGCTATTAATTGTTGATTCCAATTATAACTACCTGAAGCTTGTGCAATGGATTGATCTATTGCTTGCTGGGCAACTTGTTGTTGGGCTGTTTGTTGTTGTTGGGCTGCTAGTTGTTGTTGGGCTGCTAGTTGTTGTTGGGCTGCTAGTTGTTGTTGGGCTGTTTGTTGTTGGGCTGTTTGTTGTTGTTGGGCTGCTAGTTGTTGGGCTGCTAGTTGTTGGGCTGCTTGTTGTTGGGCTGCTTGTTGTTGGGCTGCTTGTTGTTGAGCTGCTTGTTGTTGAGCTGCTTGTTGTTGAGCTGCTTGTTGTTGG